CCATATAAGTAGAACCTGCTTGAACACGACCACCTAATGCACGACCTTGATATTGTTGAGATGCTATTGTTCCAATTTGTACCGCACCTAGTCCCCCAATAATTCCTGCAAAAATTGGCCCTAAAGGATATCCCCATTTAAGAGCAGATGCCATACCTTGCGATGTGCTGATAATTGCATCTCTAATAGCAAGTGCTTTATTAATAGCGAATGCTACTTTATTTCTTTTTGCTAATTCGTCTAATAATTCTCTACCGCCTTCTTTAACTAATTTGACTTTATTTTCCTCTGACATTTTGTCTAAATCTTCAAATTGGAAATTTCTATTTTTTATCTCAGAAAGATTCTTATCATAATACTGTTGTTGAATTTTTAATCTTTCTTCTGCTAATTTTCTATCTAACTCTTTTAATTCTTCGCCGTGTCTAAGTTCTGCACTTAATTCAAATCCGTGCAAATCTTGTAACATTTGTTTGTATTTTTCGTGTTCTTCTGCGGTTATTCCATTTTTGTCTTGTTCTTTTAATTTAATTATCTCTTGAATATGCTCTGCTTGTTGATTTATTAATTGTAGTTCTTCCTCTTGTTGCATTTTTAACAATTCAACTTCATCAAGTCCGAATTTTTTATTTGTTTCAAAAATTGTTTGTAATCCAGATTCATTTGCTTTGATTAATTTTTCTAATTCTTTTATTTCTTTTGAATAATCAAATAAATCTTCTTTTTCTGGTGTTGTAAGACCACCTTCTTCTTGTTGTTTTTGTAAATTTGCTAACTGATTTGTTAGTTCAATTGTTTTCTTAGTATATTCATCTATTGCATTAATTTGTGCTTGTGTTTTTTCTAATTCAATTTCTCTTCCACCGAATTGAATTTTACTAAATTCTAACTGTGCTAAATTTCTCTCTCTGATTGCTAAAGTTTCCTCTAAAATAGCAATCGCATTATTATTTGATTGGGTTGCTAATTCTTTTGCGTTTTGGATTGCTTCGTTTGTAGCAGTTCCATCAGCTAAAACTTTTTGATATTCTTCATAAGCGGTTCTTGCACCATCAATAGATTCATTAACTGCATTCTGTTCACTAAAGAACATATTAACAAGAGAAGTTAAAGAATCTAAAACTGTAGAAACACCAATCAAAGCATTTGATAATGCTGTTGAAGCACCAGACGCATTAAATAAAGTTCCAACAAAATTTAATAAACTATTTCCTGCTACTGTTGATGCTTGTCCTATTGTGGGTGATAATTTACCAAAATCTTCACTTAATTGTTGTGTTGCACCACCTATTGCTTTTGCTAATACATCTGCGGTTAACAAACCATCAGATGCCATTTTCTTTAATTCACCCCTTGTCCTTCCTGTTGATTCTGCAAGTAAATCTAAAATGACAGGTATATTTTCTGATATACTTCTAAATTCATCACCTTGTAATCTTCCAGATGCAAATGCTTGTGATAGCTGTAATATACCTGCTGATGCTTGAATACTGTCAGCACCAGAAATCGCAATTGCTTTATTGACGTTTTCTGTAATCTCTAATAATTGTTGTTGATTAAGACCTAAATCTCTACTGTTTAATGCTAATTTTTGGTAAAGAGTAACTGTTTCGGCAAATGCACCTCTAGTTCTTTGAGCAACATTAAATAATTGATTTTGAATACCAATTAATTCACCTGTACTGCTAGTGACTAATTTTAATCTATTTTGAACTTGTTGATATGTATTAGCTAAATCTAATGTTTGTCTTACAACAACAGAACCTGCAACTGCTAAAAAAGCGTTTTTTAAACTAAATAATGATTTTTGAGTATTTTTAACTTGTTTATTTACACTATCGAAACCACGTTTGGTTTGGTCTTGAAGGATAAATTTTATAAGTAATTGTCTATCGTCTGCCATTCTTTAATTTCGCCTTTTGAATTGCTTGTTGCTCTATTTCTATCTTATTTTCAAAATATGCCAACCACAAATTAAATTCCTCCACAGGCATTTGCATAATTTCACCTATGGTCTTATGTAGTTTTTCGGCTAGAAAGAAATACGACGACGCTTCTGGATTATTTTTTAATTTTTTTTTAAGTCTGAAACAGAAGAGGTGACTCCAAGAATTTGATTTGCGACTTTTGATATAATGTCTGGGTCAACAAACTTTTTCATTTTGACTTTACTTTCTAAGTCAAACATCTTTTCACCATCTTTGGTTTCTGCTTTCTTAACAATAATATCAATAAGCACGAAGAGGTCTCTTAAATCACCACTTCCAAATATTTCGTTTTTTTCTAGTAGCGTAAAAGGTTTAACATAAATGGCATCTTCGCCTGTTAATCCCCACTCCTCAACTTCTATAATTTTAATCTCTTGATGCTTAAAGTGATTTATAGCACCTTCAAGAAAGTCCTTTTTTGGCATTTATAAATTATACAGTTGTAGTGCTTACGCCACCAGAAAATTGTACGTTGATAGTTCTTGAAATAACACCATCTAGTGAAACGTTTTGAGATACACCAGTTACAATTGCTGTTCCTGTGTAATATGTATCACCACTATCTGCACCTTCTGGATATAAGTTTAAAGTTACTTCAGCACCAACTGTTAATGCACCTTGACCTGTGCTATCTGTTTCGTCCCAATGGCACTCAACAGTACCAGTAGCATCGCTTCTTAATGCTTTGTAGGATTTAGATGTATCAGTTAGTGAAGTATCTTCAACTGTGTCATTTGTTTCATCAATAGTAAAACCAGTAACTTCAGCTACTGCGTTTGCACCTACTTTGACTACTCCGCTTGTTCCGACGTGTGTTGCCATTCTTCATACTCCTTTGGTTGTTCTTGTTCTTCTACTATTACCTCTTTTTTCTTTGAAGTTCTAGTAGATTTTGTTTCTATTGAAAGTTTATATCCTTTCGCTAAAAATTTGTCTAGTTCATTATCCCAAACAGTTATGCTTCCTAAACTATTTGGCATAAATAATGTTACTCGTTTAGCCATTATGCGTTACCTCTAACAAATTCATAGAATACCCTTACCACAATTCTAACACCACCCAAAGGATATAATGTACCTTCATCAGATGATACTTCTATAATTTTTGTTTCTAATGCGTTTCCTCCTCTGGTTCTATCCGTATCAAGTGTTTCTTCTACAACTTCTATAAATTCATTTCTTTTAGTATCTAAATTAATATCTGTTCCTTTAACATATCCAACAATTACATAATCAATACTACCACTACGTTTACCTGCTGAATAATCACCTAGTGCAAAATCTTCTCTTACTTCATCGCCAGTAGAAATATATAAAGCAGGAAATTGTGTATCTGCTAAATCATCTTCTGGGTCAAACTGTTGTCTTGAAATTTTTTTAAATTCAATCGGTGATGTCACTGCATCTAATGTATTGACAATATTGACTGCTATATCTTCTCTAATGCTCATAATCCTATATCCTTAAATATCTTATCTGCAAACAACTGTCCAATCTTATCTGCTTCTGCATCATTAATGCTAAAGAATGGTCTAACTACTCTACCTTTACCTGCACCTGCTTCATCGTGATAAAATGCTTTTTTATTTGCGTCTGCTTGTCTAAAAAACAAAGTTCCTTTACTGGGTGTAATTCTACTTGTTAGTGAACTAAACATTCTTCCACTAAAATTTAAATCTGGATATGAAGATTGTCTGCCTTTAAATGCTCTAAATTGTGCATATCCACCTTGAAAATTTCTATAAACAGGTGTTCCACCTTCAGTTCCTATATTAAAAAAATAAGATTTTCTTGAATAAGGTTTAAATCTATTTCCATCTACAGAAATTCCTTTTTCTGTTCTTGTTCTAATATTTCGTATTTGAAATGCTGATACATTGGCTAATGCTTGTTTAATAGCATTGGGTATTTTATTTTGTATTTGTTTAAATTCTTTAGATAGTTGAATACTGTTCGTCTTAACAGTTACTTTGGCAACCATTATCTAACTAGGCGTAGTTTATGGATAGGTTCTTTTTCATCAACAGTAATGGTACTGTTGTTATCTTCATCATATTCAATTCCATCACGAAGTATGGCGTTAAATTCTTCTGCATATCTTTGTCTGTAATGTGCCATTTGTACTTGAAATGCGTCAGCACCATCACCGCCTTGTGGG